GTCGTGGACGAGCCGCAGTTCGACGCGGGCGTCGTCCTCCAGGACCTCGCGGATCCGGAAGTCGTGCAGGCCCTCGGGCACCAGCTCGCGCTCGGTGGCCGGTGCGGCCGCCTGCGGTTCATCGGCGATGTCGTCTCGTCCCCAGTCCATGATCATCCTTCCGTAGTTGTGGCCGCCTTCGGCCGGGAGTGCTGTCCAGTCGTGAAAGCCATTCGGATCGCGTCGCCGATCGAGATGTCCCCGTAGCGACAGAGCCGCTCGATCTCCGCCAGCCGTTGCTCCGCCGTCTGCGCCGGCTTGCGGCGCTTGGCCCGCCACGGGGCCTCGTCATGCCACGGCATCGGCGGCCTCCTCGATCTGGGCCTGGCGGGCCTCGATAGCCGCGTCGAGCCGCTTCCGCCGCTCGGGCGACAGGTCGCCCGAGCTCTCGGCGTGGTCTGCGTCGTCGCCGATCCGCCCGAGGTCCTCGACGGAGCGGGCCTGGGCCACCCGCTCTAGCCATCCGGCCTTTGACGCGGGGTTGGGGGCATTGACGGAACTGGTCAAGGGGGCCGGCACCCCGTCAGCCAGCCACGCGGCGAGCTCGCGGCCGAACTTCTCGTCCGGCTTGTCGATCAACTTGTCCTGGAACTTGCCGGTCCGGTCCTTGATGACGTTCGCGATGTGCTCGGTCGAGATCTCCACCAGGAGGTCGAACTCGTACTCGACGCCTTTTCCTTGCTCCGGGGCCAGGCCGACCCGCTGCGGCGACTTCTTGCCGTTGTTGTCGACGGTCGTCCACTCGGTCTTCGACCGCATCGTCGCGAGGACGTGGCCCGGGAAGTCGAGGATCGCCTTGACGAGCTTCCGCTGGAGCGGCGTGCCCTCGCTCCAGGCCGACCAGGTGTTCCCGCGGTACTTGGCCTTCGCGAGCTTCTCGACCTCCTCGAGCAGCGTTTGCCACCCGTGCGACAGGCTGTCGATCACGAGCACCCCGTAGCCGCTCTCGCCGGCCAGCCGGATCGCGGCGATGTAGCCGTCGATCGACTGGTCCTCGAGTTCCAGGACGTCGAAGTCGAAACGGTCCGAGTACTTGCTCGCGGAGCCGCGCTCGGTGTCGATCACCGCGATCCGGCCGCCGAGGCCCGTGGCCACCCGTAGGCTCGTGAACGTCTTCCCGGCTCCGCTCGGCCCGAAGATCGCGGCCCGGAGTTTCGCCTGGGCCTTCGTCGCTTTATGGAATCCTGCCATCATTCGCTCTCCTTCGTGGTGAAAACCCGCAGCCCCACTCCATCGAGGCCGCGGACGTGTTTGCTTCCCTGCTTGACCGGCCTCCGCCGGCATCCTCCGCCGCAGCCTCCGCCGCGGCGGCCTTCCTGAATCAGCGCGATCCCGTACACGAACACCGTCCCGGTGAAGATCAGCAGCACAAGCGCCGCCACGATCAGCGAAGAGCCCAGGACGTAGTCGCTCACTCCCACACCTTCCCTTCGGTGTCGCGGGCGTACGGCATGGCCTCCTCGACGGCCCGCCGCCAGTCAGCTACGAGCACCGGGTCCATCGCGTAGATCCCGGCCGCGACCGGCCGCATCGACACGAGGATCCGATGGCTGGCGTTGAGCGGCCGAAAAACTTTCACGAGGTGGTACGCCTTCCTGCGTAGCCAGGTGTGATGCGGGCCGACGCGGTTGTCGGCTCGGTGATGTGCCATCCGTGGCATGTGGAATCCTCAGAAGGGCATCAGCTCCTCGGTCGTCACCTCGACGATGTCCGTAGCCGTCTCGAGCAGGATCAGGCCGCGGTGAAACCCGACGACCTTCCCGGTCTCAGTGACGCCGGGCGTCCAGTGGTCCCGGCGGTAGATCACCGTCTTCCCGGGCTCGATCCGGTTGCCGTACAGATCCGTCATGCCCTGGATGGCCGCGGCGGCCTCGGCGTCCCCGGGCATCCGTGCGTTGTTGGCGTCCATGCCATGTTTCCTTTTCGCCTTTTGTTGGCCAGCGAATCAGCCGGCAGCGCCGGCAGCCAGAATCCGCAGGACCACGATCAGCAGCTCGACCCAGAACTCGGCGTTCATGACGTGCCTCCTTGCACTGACGACCCCGATCACCCGGTGTCATCCATGACGCGGGGGGGAGCCTAAAAACGTTATCGCCTTTTGGTCAAGCCCACCTTGAAAAGAATCTTGGCGGGGGCGATTTCTGCGGCAGAAGGCCTGCTAGCGGCCGGTGATGGCAGAGATCATGTCGGAGACCTGGCCCTTCGTCGCCCCGCGCGGGATCGCGATCCCCAGTGACTCGGCATACGCAAGCTGTTTCTGGCTGGGCTTCTCGGCCCGCCACGCGTTCGGCCGCTTGGGCCAGCAGAAGAACCCCGCCAGGCCCATGATCGCCGCGGTGCCATACGAGACGGCGTTCGGCTTTCCGGTGTCAACTGAGACAACCAGTACAACGCCGGCCACGATCAGCATCGACAACGCGGCCACCAAGCGGACGACGTATGCAAACCAGGAGAGCATGACAGTGACCTTCAGGTTCCGGTCAGGCAGCCCGGCCTCCTGTCGGTGGTCTGCCGCCGCGCTTGCGGCGCTTCGCCTGATTTTCCTTGGCGACCTTCCTGACCTGGTCGAGATAGTAGAGCACCACGCGAGGGCTTTCCACCTTCTGCCGGAGCCTGCCCTTGGAGGCCAGCGTCCGGATGTAGCTCGGCTGGCAGCCGTACACGGCCGCCGCCTCGACGATGCTGCACAGCTCTTTCCCGGTTTTCCTGTCCACAATGTCCATCCCTGTGTCCTCCGGAACGTAGGAACGTCCGGGGCCGATTCAATCGGCCCCGTTTGCCTCCACTCTGCCGGCGGCCATATGGTCCATCGGCAGCGAATACACCCGGAAGGGCTCGAACCTTCAACCTTCGGTTCCGTAGACCGATGCTCTACAGAACCGAAAGTTCCGGTCGTAGGGGGCGTTTGACGGCTGCTTGCCTGGCAGGAAACTGGCCGACCGCCTCGCCGCACGAGGGGGGCATGACGCCCCCGGAAGCGGTACGCCTCGAGGTCCGCCATGTTCCGCCGCGCCGGCCCGTCCACGTTGGGCGATTACGCCCGCACCGGGTATTCCCTGACCCGCGACATCAAGCCGGGCACGCTCCGGCAGTATGTGATCGTGGCCGATCTGGTCGAGCGGTGGGCCGGCCGGCCCGTGCGGCTCGACGAGCTCGACGAGCGGAGCGTCTCTGAGTGGCTCCGCGATTACTCGGCCACCGTCCGGCCGGCCACCGTCCGGGCAAAGAAGGCCGCGATCCTCGCCCTCTGGCGGGCAGCCTCGGACGAGGGCCTCGCCGAGGACCCGGTCGCCCGCCGGGTCCGGCGTGTCCGGGTTCCCGAGCGAGTGGTCCAGGCCTGGACGAAGGAGGAGGTCGAGCGGCTCCTCGAGGCGGCCGCCACGCTGCCCCGGTGGCACCGCTGCGGGATGCGGCGGTCGGCCTGGTGGGATCTGGCGATCCGCGTGGCGTGGGACACCGGCCTACGCTGGGGAGATCTCGTCGCCCTGCGGGTCGACGCCCTGGGGCCCGACGGGACCGGCGTAGTGGTCCAGAGTAAGACGAGCCGGGCGATCACTGTACGGCTGTCTGCGGGCACGCTAGAGGCCCTGCGGGCCAGCCTGGCGGCATGCCCCCGGGATCTCGTCTGCCCATGGCCGGCGTCCGGCGAGACCTTCCGGGCCCAGGTCGACCGGCTGGTCGCCCGGGCCGGCATCCGGGGGGGGACTTGGAAGTGGATCCGCCGGGGCTCCGGGACGGACGTCGAGCTCCAGGCCGAGGGGGCCGGGCACCGCCATCTGGGAAACACTCCGGCCGTCTTCCGGGTCTCCTACGAAGACCCGGCGATCGTGGGCCGGCGGACGCCCACGCCCCGCGAGCTGCTCATCCAGGCCCTTTCGCGGGCGGATGGACGTCCGGACGCTCCGGCTGCCACCGGCTCTTGAAGGCCTGCCAGGCCTCTAGTCGCTCGGCCTCGACCCGGCCGTTGGTGCCGCTCCAGGAGTGCCGGAGGCCGTACTGCCCGACCCAGCCGCCGAGGCCTGTAGACAGGAGCTGCATGCAGAACTCAGAGTCGTCGAGCCAGTAGGGGCCGTACTCGGGCCGCTGGACCCAAGTGTCCACCTCGCGGCGGCAGAAGAGCTGGGCGAACCCGCAGACGATCGCCACGGGCCCGACGTGAGCCCTGGGGGCCTCGACAGTCCAGGACCAGTCCGGCCGCACCCAGCCGCCGTGCTCGCCGACGATGCCGATCCCGGGCCGGGCCAGGTCCTCGACCATGAGATCGAGGGCCGACGGGTCGAGGGCCTCGACGTCGGAGTCGAGCGACAGCACGAGCTCGCCGACAGCCTCGCGCCAGATCACGTTCCGGCCGCCGCCGCAGCCGAGGTTCTCCGGCGACCGGATGACCCGCAGCTTCGGCCACCGGCGGGCCATCCGCTCGAGCTCGTCTCCTGTGCCGTCGGTGGATGCGTTGTCGAGGACGATCCACTCGACGACCTCCGGCCGGGCCGCGAGCCGCGCGATCGTCGGCAGGCAGCGGCGGACCTGGCCGCGGTTCTCGTGGGTGAGCTGCACGATCGAGATCACAGGACACCCAGCTCGTGGAGGTAGGTGCCAATCTCGCTACGGGCCGGGATCCGCCGCGGGCTGAGCCGCGAGAGCCAGCCCCAGCAGATCGACTCCCACAGGTGGACCGAGTAGCTCTGCCCCAGGAACTTCTGCCGCGGCCGGCCCGGCCGGGGAGCGCTGAAGATGTGCCGCAGCCGGCCCCAGAGCGGCGCGAAGAAAGCGTTCGGCGGGTAGATCGTCAGAAGGTCGGGGTTCGAGTGGGCCAGCTCGAGCGGCAGCCGGACCGAGTGTTCGTCCCAGTACTCATCCCGGCCTTGGGACCTGAAGGTCTTGTAGCGCGAGAGCCAGAGGGCCGGGAACATCGCGTTTGCGTTTGCCCCCATCGTGGCGTTGCAAAGTCCGTAGTTGTGGCCCTGCCGACCCATCCAGAACCCGCAGGCCTCGGGCTCTGGGAACGGCCGCAGGCACCACACGTCCGAGTCGACGTAGGTCCCGCCGTACTGCTCAAGGAGCTGGAGCCGCAGGACGTCCGCGCGGTGCGCGGGATGGACGAGCGGCCGGCCGTGGATCTGACGCGGGGCCTCGATCGGGCACAGGGTAAGATGCGGCCGGGTCGCGTCCCACCACGGGCCGCTCGGCTCGTGCTCGTACCAGAACAGAATCTCGGCCCCGGGGTTCGCGGCCTTGGCCGAGAGGACGGAGACGTAATGGATCCACGACCAGGGCTTGCCGCCGAAGTCGGCGGCCATGCCGAAGACGTAATGGATGCGGCGGCCGTGTTCTCCGCGATCTACGAGGCCGACCGGTGGACGGGCGGCTCCGGGCCCGGCAGCCGGCCGGACTTCTGCCGGCCGCTCGCGGGCTGGCTGACGCGGTACATCAGCGACACCGGCGCGCGGTCGCTCGTCGACCTGGGGTGTGGCGACTTCCGTTGGATGCCGGCGGTCCTGGCGGCGACGGGCATCGACTACACCGGCGTCGACGTGTACGGGCCGCTCCTGGACGGGCACCGGGCCCGCCACCCTGGCCGGCAGTTTGTCGCCCTCGACTTCTCGACGGCCCCGGCCGCCGCGATCCCCGAGGCGGACCTCTACTGGTCGAAGGACGTCCTGCAGCACTGGCCCAGCGGGCGGATCACCGAGTTCCTTGGGCGGTTCTTTGCGGCGCGCCCGGCCGCGAGGCTGCTTGTCTGCAATTGCACCGGGCAGGCCGCCGACGTCCGGGCCCTCGACGACCGGTGGCATTTCGCCCCCCTCGACGGCACGCGGCCGCCGCTTGCGCCGTTTCGGCCCGAACTCCTGTTCGCCTGGGGCGGGAAGCATGTCTACCGGCTCTCCACCTCGGCCAGGCACGCCGCGTAGCCGGCGAGATCCACGGGCGTATCCGAGGACTTGCTGGCCCCCTGATGCCGGGCGAGCTTGTCCAGGATCATGATCTGGGCCCAGTCGGCGACGGTCAGCGGCTCGCGGAGCTTGTGCCCAAAGATCGCGTTCACGGCGGCGACGGTCTTCGCGAAGTGTTCCGCCGGCGGGCCGTAGGTGCTGCGGCGCTGGCGGACGGTTCGGCTCGCGAGCTCGAGCAGCTCCTCGGCCTTCGAGTACATGTGCCCGGCTGTTGGGCTGCCTTCGAGTACGCTCACGGTCTCTCCTCGTTGTTCGCGGATCAGGGCCAGAGCGAACGAGGCTAGAGTCCCGCTGTCCCCAGTCCAGCAGTTCCGCGACCCGAACCGGCGGGCGAGCTGCTCCGCGGCCTCGAGGTCCGCGGCCGTCATGACGTGCGGACGCTCCCGTCGAGCATCACGCGGAAGTTCTGGACGTCGAACGCCCCGCCCTTGTGGACGGTGGCGATCGCGAATCCCCAGTTCCAGCGGTTGATCCGCGCGTACTCGGGCGTCAGGTCGCACAGGCAGCCGGTCGACCAGCAGGCCGTCTCCTTGTGCCACATGTCGCTCTCGGCGTGGTTCGAGCTGCGGTGCGAATGGCCCACCAGGCCGGT